AGTCTTTACTCGCTCCTTCAACTCCTCGTTGGCTTTGACCAACTCGGCATTATCAAAACCAAGCACTTTAACTTGGTTTTCCAGTTCCTTTACCTTGGAGGCAAAAAAACCTTCTTCACGAATGGCCGGGTTGCCATCCAAATGCATTGTCACTTCCATTTGAAGTCTCCATTGCAAGAGTTGCTGCCATCAGTCCTGACAGTTGAACATAATCTAATATTACCATAACACATTGTATAATGTCAAGTTCCTATATGGGTAATTTTGCTTGTCTTGGTAAAAAATTTAACTCTCTGGCATCGGCCTCAATTTTTTCTTTGAGTGCTTTTGAGATTAGGGGAGAGATGCCTTCTAACTCTAGTCCTTCTTTTTCGCAATACCAGAGAACAGCATCCATGTGAGAGATTTTCTTTTCTTTAACTATATTTTCAATATTCATACAAAATGTCTTTGGTGAGTTTAATAACATATTTCATCCTAAAAAAAGTTTGGGGGCTAACCGTAGACCCCCACGGATGTATTACGGCATCACCCGTTAGACATTACGCTGTGCGTAGTGCCTTGTAACCAGCTGCGATAACAGCCCGTGTAGCAGTACCTAAACGATACTTCCGATACACGGTCTTTTCACCATTAAAAACGCTTGTGCGTTTATTTAGGTAAACAGGATATCCCTGCATACGCAACGAACTAATAAGTGCCCGAACATTCTTGACACCATAGCGAGATGCGATCTGCTTTGCTGTAAGTTCTGCTCCACCTTTAAGTGCCGAAATGACTTTTTCGGATTTAGATATTTTAGTTTTAGTAGCCATAATATAATTTCTCCTTATTCATGACAATTTCAAAATGGTGGAGCATGTAGGAATCGAACCTACGACCCCCTGCTTGCAAAGCAGGCGCTCTCCCAACTGAGCTAATGCCCCACTTAAAGTGGTAGGTTATTCTGTTGCCAAGGAACCTACCGAAACTCCGAACACTTACTGCTTACGCAGCAAGAGCCATAGGTGCAAAATTATCGTTTGCATTTACTGTAATAACCTATAAGGTGGTCAATCCACAATTCTCCACTTCTCTAATTAACACCTGTCGAACCTATTTCGCCCCCATCAAAAGAAGACTAGATATATTATTCCGGCAAGCAAGGTTATGTCTGCACATATACTCCAAATGATATATGCTCTAAACATCCACTTACTTACCCTTTGTACTAGAGGGTTCTTCATCTTGACCCCCTATCAATACCTGTTCCACAATAATCTCCTTTTGGTGGAGGCGGGGGGTATTGCACCCCCGTCCAGTATGTCTTTCAATCAGTTTCAACGAACTGTACTTATATTTATACCATGCGGGAATATATTTGTCAAGGACTAAATTGAGGTTTCTTCAGATTTTTTTTCTGATACAAATTTACCAGTTGCAAGCACCCAACCTAAAAAATCTTGATTTGAATTACCAATTCCCAAAACAATACTTGCTCTTCCGGCATGGTCTTTATAGTGGACTAATGCTTTCTGTACTAGAAACCGCATAGCCCCTTCAAAAGTTACACACACACCCATCATAATTGATTGGTTCATTGCCATTAAGACAAGTTCTTCAGACGTTACATCTGCACGAACAATTTTCAAAATTGACTCTTCATCTCTACAAACAAGTCCCACTGAGATTAAGTCACCAGCCGACCACTCTCTACTATTATCTGCTGTAGCACTAGGAACGCAAACCAAACTGATAAATACGCTTATGAGGGCTATCATTAGATACTTCATTTTTCTCTCTCCATTCATTGATGGTTTCAATGAGAGGCCCAATATAATCATGTTTTTGTTTTACAAATTCTTGAACGGTTCCGTCTTCTGTGACCACAAGAATTACTACTTGCTCTACGATTATGCCGGTTCTCTCACCAAACATTTCTGCGTAGCCCGACCCTTGAATGTAGTAGTTTTCATTCCATGCATCAATACGTTCTTTAGTTGACGTTTTGAAGTCGATAATTGATAACTTACCTTTGTAGTCAGCAATGCAATCAACTCGGCCCGCTACCTTGTATTTATCACTGTAGAGTCCTGCTTCTTGTGCATATATGTGGTCAATGTGACACAGTGCTTGTTCCCTAAAAACCTTAAACAAAGCATATGGTAGAAAATGTTTCTTGTGCTTATCCCACTTTTCGGGCCAATCAAGATGCACATTGTTTAGATAGTCCTCACACATGTGATGAACTTTTGTACCTCTTGCAGCAGCAGTTCTTGCAATGTGATTTGCAACGTCTTCACCAACACGCTTACGCCACTCAAACAATCCTTTTTTATTGCGGGCTGATAGAACAGTGGTGATGGATGGATACTTGTTACCTTCTGGTGTTTCATACAGACGAACACCATCAGTGGTCTTTGCCTTAATCTCTGGTAGAGAAACAGGATTGTGTTTAAACATTTCAGATTTCATTATGCTAATGCTCTAATTCTCTCAACTAATCTTTCTGCTCTTCTACCGACTTGAGCATACCACCTCGAATCGACCATCTCATCTGCTGTTCGATTCCAATCTTTTGCATCAACTCCAGCCTTCATACCACGAAACTTGGACAGTCTTGGATAACCAAGATTGAACATCATGTTTGCAATTATTTGTTGAGCTTCTTCTGGCAAATCCTCAAAGTCTGGGTAAAGCTTGTTGCAGTCTGACAAAACTGTTTCGATATCATCATCGAAGGCTTTGGCAACTCTATCTTCGCTGACCTTGGTGCCGACAGGGCTGCCATTCTCAGGGTCAGATTCCCGAACAAGATGACCAATCCCAAAAGTAGCATAGCCAAGATGGTCATTATAAATTTCGTAAATACATCCTTCATCAATTTTCAACTGCTCTCTAAGTTTGTCCGTATTCATATTTATTCTTCCTCTTCAACGGGAAACATGTTTATGTTTGCAGATAGGCTTCTGCGCTCCCCTTCACCAGTAAAAGGCAATACACTATGATTTAACCAAGATGGAAACATCAATAACTGCCCTACCTCTGGTTTAACATATTGCTCTGTGCTTGGTTTTAACTTTTTCATGTCACTTGTGGTATTAGTTCCCCAACAAAAACGAGTGTAACCATCAGTCACACCAGAGGCACCTGTAAGTGATGTAGAACCTAAACTACCATCTCCACTGGAGATACCCATTGGAATTGTCAAGTACATGATACAAGATAAACCAATGTCAGCATCAGATGGATGATCATGCTCTGGATTATAATCTCCAGCATAACTACGATTGACCCACATAGATTTTACTTTTGGATCATATTTCTTTTCATTACCTGTTACCGAACTATTAACAAATGTGCCATCACTAACAGCATCAGATTCAGTATAACCCATATATTGATTAGCCAACCTACACAAGTACTCTGAAAATTGTTGCCCAACATCATCGTCATCATGAGGAAAAATTAATTGAGCAGAATTTTCATGATTTTTAATTTGACCAACTAAACTACCAGACGCATCTATATTTTTATCAAATACACTTTCCTCAAGGTAATCATTAAGTTCTTTTGCAATTTCAAAACCAAAATTACATGACATTAAAGTTAATGCCGGTTTTGTATTATATGATATTTCCATAATATTTACTCCAAACCAATTCCCATTTTTGTCTTGTTTATCAAATAACTTCGCACAAAGCCAGACCTTACAATATCACCAATATTAAACTCTGTGCAATTAAATTCTTTCATTTCCTCTAGGATACGCATAAAATCATGTAGTCCATTTTTCTCATTGTTCTTGATTAAATCTGTTTGACCAAAATCTCCACAGAACATAATCTTGGAATCTTGGCCTACCCTAGTGATAATCGTATCTAATTCGTGAAAGTTTAAGTTCTGACATTCATCTACTATAATGATACTATTATCAAATGTCAATCCCCTTAGAAAAGAAGTTGACAGAAAATACAAACTGCCCTGCGATTTTAGTTTATCATACAAACCATTGAATGCCTGTTCATTGGGCATCTCAAACATAAACTGGACCATATTTCTATATGGCACTTGATACAGTGCAGATTTATCCTCTTCGTCGCCTGGGAGAAAACCAATCTCTCTAGTTGGAATAAGTGACCGAACCAAAATAACTTTATCAGCTGGTTTCTTCAAATCCATAATTTCTTGTAGAGCAAGATACAGAGAGACAAAAGTTTTTCCTGTCCCTGCCGCACCAAACAAAAATTGGTTTAGTCCTTTCTTCCATGTGGAAAAAACTTCTTTTTGATTGTCTGTGATTGGTTTGATTGAAACCAAATCGTTCATGTTTATTTCTTTGTTTTTCTTTGAAGCCATTTTTACCTCATTCTTATGTTAGGGTGAGGGGAGTGCCCGGACCACTCCCCTCTGATGCATAGGCGGATTGACTTCCCAGCTTACATAGACGCTGTGCATCGGTGCTGAAGTTTGATGTTCTCGCCTGCACCATTTCTATTTATTTAGATTGTCCATTTTGCTTTTATA